TTAATGACTATGAATTTACATCTAGAATTAATCAAGTTACTCGTGAAGCTTTAGCAAAGAACCCTGGATTTAGTAGAGAGATTCTATCTAAGGCTCAACAAACTCTTGACTTAAATAATATTCAACAAACTATTAAATTAGATGCTGCTTTGTATGAATCACAAAGAAAAACAGTAGAAGAAGAAAGACGTAACTTAAGAGAGTTAGGTGAAAAGTACTTACTTAGAGCTCCTGAAATTGTAGGTGAAGATGGTCAAAAGTATCTTGATTATGGTGCTTTAGATAGAGAAGTAACTAAAGCTATGAATGATGAACGTACAGCTAAAGGTATAGAACGTTTAGCTACTACTACTAAAAATATTAATGAAATACAATTACAAGAGATTGTAAACAACGGTATTCATTGGTCTGTAGTTAATGATTCTTATAGATCTGGGTTATCTCAATTTAATACTTTAATGAAAGATCCTAGTGTTCCTTTAGATAAAAAGATTACTACACTAGACTTGTTAGCTAATCAAATGAAGTTAGATTTTAACACTAAATTTGGCAGATTCTATAACAAACCTGAGATCAAAGAGGCAGCTGATTTCTATACTAAACAGATTGATGGTGTAGTTACAGCTCTTAAGAATGATTCTACAGGTAAGAACTACGCTGAAATCCTTGAAACTAACTCTAAGATTAACACTAAGTTATCAGAATTAGAGTTACGTAATATGGGTATTAATCCTGAGTTTACTAAAGTTTTAGGTGACCTTGCTCCTTACCTTAATAAGTTTAATCTTAATCCTAAAACAGAAAATACTTTAATTAATTGGTCTAATTTAGTTCTTGAGAAATCATTACAAAAAATGCAAAAAGGTGATAGTAATCCTAAAAATCAAGAAACTGTTGATAATGTATTCCAAAAAGGCACTATTATTCTTCAAAATGGTGAGAAAGTTTCTATCAATGCTGGCTATCTAAACTCATCAGCTAATAATATTAGTAAGGGTGATGCTACTGTTGTCCCTGTATTTAAACAATCTTTAGATAATTATATTGCATATATCAATTTTGACTCAGATTTCTTATCTACTAAAGATAGACAAGTACAACAAAAGAAACAGTTTGGTGCTATGGAAGAAATGTTTAAACAAATAGGTGATCCTAAGTTTAAAGAGGCAGCTAAATATATTGATGGTTATCAAGCATCTCAACTTTTAAAAGGTGTTGATGAATATAACAGAGTCATCTATAATAACTTTATGAAATATAGAGCTGAAAATCCTAATGAGAAAGTTCGTATCAGTCAAAACTGGGACGGAACACTTATTGCTACAGGAGGCTCAGAAGAGTTTAATACTAACTATGTTGGCCGTATTAATACAGCATTAAAAGCATACTCTACATTACAAGGTAAGAGTCCTAATGAAGTATCTAATGAGTTCTACTCAAGATACTATCAAGATATTTTTACTAAGAATGTAAGTGAATTATCAATGAAAGTGAAACCAGTTGAAGAAGGTAATATTGACCTTAAGAATAGACCAGTAGTGAAAAACACTGATGGTACTATAAGCACAGTCAGAAGTATGTCATTTAGAATGGGAAATACAGAAATTCTTGTACCTACCGTTTCTGATGATGGTAAGATTTTGACTGAAAACGAAGCAATTAAACGATACTTAGATACAGGTAAACATCTAGGTAAGTTTAGAACTGCAGAGGAGGCAACAACATTTGCTAAACAACTTCACAATGAACAAGATAAAATGTATTCTCCTGGGAATACTCTTGATAATTTCTCAACCACTTCTGGAGGTGGAGCAGATAAAAAAGTAGGAGCTCAAAAGACATCTTATATGCCTAAGTTTATAACTGAGGCTAATGCAGGTGAAGTAGATAACATTCTTGTTAAACTTGCACAAAAAGAGTCTGGAGGATTACATATTAATCCGACTACTAGACAACTTGTAGAATCTCCTAAAGGAGCTAAGGGTGTTACTCAAGTAATGCCAGCTACTGGTGTTGATCCTGGTTATGGTGTTCAACCATTACGTGATCAATCAGAAGTAGAATACAAACGTTTTAGTAGGGATTACTTTGTAGCAATGCTTAAAGAGTTTAATGGTGATGTAGGTAAAGCTTTAGCAGCTTATAACTATGGGCCAGTTAATGTTAAGTCATTGGTTAAGAAACATGGTGATAGTTGGTATAATAGACTACCATCAGAAACTAAAGATTATGTAGCATCTATACTATGAAGTTTGAATTTGATGAATCTTTAAGTAAAATTTTTAGAGCTGTAAAAGCTATAGGAGCTGAGGTAACAGGTATGGCTCCTAATAAAAAGTTTGCTGAAGACGTAAGCGTAGAAACTTATGGTAAAGAATCACAACTTGGGGGTAAGGCTGATGCAATGCGTCATATTACATTCTCAGCCCTTGCTTCTCAACAATACTCTGAACCTGTAGCTAAAACTATTTCAGTCTTAAACGAAAATATTACTTATAATCAGAGTAAAGCTGAAAAAGATATGGATTATTCTAATGATGCTATAGGAAGAGATATAGCTAAAAAAGCAAAATCAAAAGAAGAAATTGTAGAAATGGCTAAAGAAGCTATTGATACTGGTAAAGCTAAAACAATTAAAGATACTACGGGTCCTTACTACTAAAGAGCTTTAATTACCATTACTGGTATGTTTTTCTTTTGAGAATACTTAATCGAGTACTCAGTTCCTTTACTCTTCCCATCCCAAATAGCCAACACCTTATCAGCATTATCTATTATCTGTTTAGATCTAATAAAGAAATATTTACTACTAAACTCTGTACTAGGATCTAACAAATGGTATGGTAAGAACTCTACGAAATCATATCCGTGAGTTCTTGCATACTCTTTTGATATCTGATCAACTCCCTTAGCCCCTCCTGAGATAAATACAGGAGTTCCTACGACTTGTTCCTGGATGAACTTGTCAATTATAGGAATCACTATCTCAGGTTTATCTACACTTCTACTTCCAACAATACAGATCTTCATTGTTTCTCTAATGAAAATTGTAACCGCACAAAGAATAAGTCAATGAGTACATAGCTAAAATATTCATCTTCTATATACTCAAATCCTACGTTTACACCTGTAATAAATTCCATATCAAATAACATATTATCTCCTAGATTTCACAAGAACCAGCAGTACATGCTAGTGTTTGTTGACCTGTTGTATTATCTTCTACTTCTAAGAAGTCTGCCCAATCTATACGATTAGGAGTCTTAGCAAGAAGTTCCTTGTATTGCTCCTCACTACAATCTTCGTAGGGAGCTTGTTGATATGTATGATTAGAATGTGGTAAGAAAGATACACCACTAATCTCATCAAAATGTTTCCATACCCAAGCACCTACTTCAGGCCACTCTTCATCCTTAACTGAGATAGTTACAGATGGTTTATGCTCACACCAGTGACGTTGGTAGATTAACCAAATTTCTAATTGCTCAATAGCAGTCTTATCATTCCTAAGAATAGCGTCTTTAGGAGCTTTCATAGGGAAACTAAATACTGCAGTACTGTCAGGACGGAATACTTCATCCTCTACTGTGACTCCCATCTCCTTGAGATAATCGTAGATCGGATCCTTTTTATCCATGCGTATGCGTCTAATATAAAAGTTATTGTGACGAGCGTGGATACCACTAGCGGAATCAACCAACTGTGACACAGTACCTGAAGGTTTAACGCAAGTAATAGAAGCAGAAGGTGCGATATCAAATTTCTTCGCATATTCCTCATTTGTTGCCCTAGCGACATCTCTTAATTCCTCTAATAGTTTAGGATCAGGGTTATTAGTAACTTTAGCATCCATAATACCAGTTAAACTAACTCCTAAGAGTCTTTCGTCAGAAGTATTCTTAACCCAATCACTAGATAGAAATTGGAAATTAGTTAAGGTTGACTGGATAGTTCCGAGAATTGTCGCAAGTCTGACCTTACGCTTAAGGGTATCTCTGGTATCGTTTGCTCGTACAACCACTTCCGTAAGATTGCAGAATTGTTTATCACGGAGGATAATTTCTGAGCATGGATTCGTTCCGTAGCTGAGAGTCGGATCTCGTCTTCCCCACTTATTTGCTTGATTCTGAGCAGCAACACGATTAAAGATTCCTCGTTCACCTGACTTTGACTTAACCAAACTGAGCCACTCTTCCATGAAAGTTTCGCTATCGGGTTTTTCTGTATAGGCGACAGAGTTATTGGCAAGTCCTCTATGTGAATTATCATTGTACCACGCTCCTGTTTTAGCATCTCTCATACGTTTATCAGTAAGGTTAGAGAGTGAAATAAGAGCCGAACGTCTTACTCCTCCTACAACTACAATCTCACCTATCATACACATAATATCGTGTACTTCAATTGAATTTAACTTACGGCCTTTGGCCTTTTTAAATGACTCTACTACAAAGTCAAAGAGTTTCTTAAGTGGTTCAGGGCCACTGGCACGACCTCCAAAGACCTTAAGTCTTGCTCCTGCAGGTCTTACCTTAGAAAAGTCAAAGGTAGGTATATCACCTTCCCATAGAGAAGATAATAGTTTCTTAAAGGCTTTAGCCCACCCTAGTTTACTATCCTCAACAAAGATAACATCATCTACATATTTTAATTCAGAAGGTACTTCAGGAAGTTTGTCTATCTCTTGACGTTCACAAGAGAATCCAACTCCTGTACCGTTCATGAGTATATATAAAGCTTCACTAAAAGCACGTTTATTATTAACAGCAAGATAGCTACAATTATAAGCAGCGATATTATCTCTTTCACAGGCTTCTCCAGCAGTCATGAGTAAACGCATAGAAGGCATAACTTCTAGGTTTAAAACTGAATTATATAACTCAGTCCACTCTGTTGTATCTAATTCTACTTTAGTCTTAAGGTAATCAGTTAAACGAGTAACTGTTTCTTCCCAATTTTCTCTACGTTTTTTTTCAGGTAAGTATCGAGCATATCTGCTCATTGCAATTACTTCTTGGTATACACTTGGTAAACTACTCATAAGTATCATATTCCTCTAATTCGTTATCGGTTTCTTTTAGTAATCTATCTAGATTCTCTTCAATTTTATCTTGAAACATATCTACTAGGTCTTCACTATTAATGTTTAATAGTTCTAATAGAGTAGTCTCATCAAATTTCTTGAGGTCATCGCAGAGTTCTTGGAAAGTACGTTGCATTATTAACTTTCTGATGACCGACCATAGTGATCGCCATCGTTTCTGTTCTGTTCAATAGTATCAACTTTATATACTTTTTGAACTTCACCAGTAGACTTATTTAATTCGTACTCTGTCATATCCTGTGTACTCAATTTCTGTTCCTTTATCCGTTTTCCAAAAATACGATCCCAGTTTTCTTGCCCCTCTTTTGAGAGAGTCTTTGATACTAGACGGGCACCTGTTATGTCGTTCTGACTTGCCAATTTCTACCTCCTTAAGTAGTTCTACATAGTGAATGACCTTATCTAAGTCATCTACTCCTCCTTTATCACGCCATCTACTGATGTATTTGATAATATTACCCTCAATATATGGGATATTATTAGCCGTAATATATTGAATTGGTTGGATTTTAAAGCCTTTATAATGCTGACCGCCAATCTGTTTATCTAATGCACTCATTAAGTTATCTCCTTAGCTATTATTATAACATTTTATTATATACTTGTCAAACAAAATGTTCACGACTTATTAATAAAATTTCACATATTTCATCTGACATATCTTTGAACTTTTTTCTATGTTGATCATAGTCTTTATGATGATTATAATAGAAATATACATGTACCATCTCATGTAGCATAGTTTCAGCAATTTGGTAGAAGGTCTCGTTTAACATACTGATTTGTATACGCATTGGTTCAGGAATAAATAGACCCATATAGTCTTCAGCATCAGTTACTTCAAAGGTAATCTTACGACTAGGAGGCATACGTAATTCATTAAAGGGTGGAAGATCCTTAAAGCATTCGTATAGTTTACGAAGGTATCTCTTATTCATTATTGTTTTTTTAGAGACCATTGTTTGCTTCTACCAATCTTTTACTGTCATACTTTTTAGTATTAGTAACTCGTTTAATATTCTTTTCATCAGGAATCAATGGTATAATTTCAAGATTATGTTGTTTATTTTTAAGGTCTTTAAGCCAACTAAGTTCAGTAGGCTCACTCATAAGTAAGCCATACCAAACTAAATTCCCTTTGCTATCAAACTCTTTAATTAACCACGCAGTAGGTATCATGATACATTCACCAATTTCTGAGAGCCTTTAGGTTTAAGATTTGTACCATCTCTAAACCAATTACCACAATCTCTACATTGGTATCGTTGGTATCTACTTGTTGTAGTAATATTAAACCCACGTTTCTGTATGTTCTTAGACTGGCATGTAGGACAGCAATCAGTCG